CAAGGATAGCAGTAAGGATCTTCTCCATACTTGCTCTCAGAATCGCTATCTCAGACACGGTTTGACTGTCTTTTGCCTCAATCTGAGCGCTTGGCATAGCTAAGCTTGTTTCAAGTTTCTTGGCCATGGTCGGTGTTCCACTCAAACCAAAATCATCATTTGAAAATGCGTTTGAGATTTCGCCAGCCATTCCGCTGACGGATTTCTTAACATCTTTGAAACGGTCCTGCAACCCTCTATCCAAACCTTGCATAATCGCATTACCAGCTGGAATCAAGAGCTTGCGGTCATACTCAATCGGACCTTTGTGATCAGCAATCCAACCAGCAATACCGCCAACAAAGTCAGTAACTGCATTCCAAGCAGATTTCAAACCGTTAAGAAATCCATCAAGGATAGCCTTACCTGCCTCCCAAAGGTCGATGTTTTTGATTCCATCAAATATGCTTGTAACATTACTTACAAGGTCGCTTACCGCTTGCTTCATGCTATTCCAAGCATTTTGAGCGCCTTGTACAAGTCCATCAATCAGACTTAAGACCGTTGATTTCAATCCTTCCCAAGCACTGCTTGCGACAGATTTGATTGTGTTCCAGATATTAGATAATATCTGAGCAAATCCATCAAAGATAGCCTTACCTGCAGCAGACAACCCTTTCCAAATTGCCTCGCCGACACCTTTTATAGCATTCCAAGCAGTAGACCAATCGCCGTTTATTATTGCCATCACAGCGGTTATAATTCCGCTAATAACATCCATAGCCGTCTGAATAGCAATTTTAATCAATTCCCAAACCGTTGTTACAACCGTACAGATATTGTTCCAGGTTCCCTCAATAAAAGGAGCAAGAATATTCATTGCGGTTTCAATAATGGATTGGATAATCGGCATAACAGTCTGAATAACTGTCTGAATAGCAGTCCAGACAGTTGCGAATGTTTGTTGAATTAAAGCCTGATTTTCAGTCCACCACTGGGATATTCCGTCCCAAACGGATTTGATAAAATCGACAACAGCTTGGATAATCGGAGCAACAACAGCCATCATATTATTCCAGACGGTTGTAGCCGTTTCAACAATACCATTCCAAACTTCAGTTAGAGTTGGTGCGATGGATTGCCAAACTCCAGAAAACCAATCCATAAAGTCTTGCCATATTTGCCTTCCAGTCTCAGTTTGAGTGAAGAAATAAACCAAACCTGCAGTTAATGCAGCAATCGCTGCGATTGCAATTCCAATAGGATTGGCGCTCATGGCGGTAAACAGACCCGTGACTGCTGTTTTAATTGTCGTTAAGACAGCAGGTATTCCCGATAGCAATCCCGAGACTGCCGAAAATGCTTTAAATGCTAAAAATGCAGAACCAAGAGCGGTAACGATACCACCCATGATACTTCCTAAACCTTCGCCAAAGATTCCACTGAAAACACCCTTGATTCCTCCCAAAATAAGGGTAGGAATTTGTTTCAGAATATTTCCAATCATTGGAATTAGGTTTCCAAAAAGAAATGTTGATGTCGTTTCCATCAAAGCTTGTAATGCAGGTTGAATATCTTCACCCAAAGACAACTTTCCAAGTACGTTCTGAGCAGCTGCTTTCATCGATTCAAATGAACCTGTAAATGTGGTTGCTGCCTCTCTCGCTGTTGTACCAGTGATGTCCAAATTCTCTTGGATAGCGTGAATAGCGCTATAAACGTCTGACAAGTTGTTCATGTCATACTTAACACCTGTCAATTTTTCTGCGTCAGCCAAAAGCCGTTGCATTTCTTGTTTCGTACCACCATAACCCAATTTAAGGTTATCTAGCATTGTATAATTCTGCTTGGCAAAACCTTGATAAGCCAGTTGAATACTTTCCATAGATGTTCCCATCTTATTGGCATTATCTGACATATCAATCATGGCCATGTTAGCTGTTTCTGCTGCCTTATCTGTATCTCCTCCAAGAGATTGTAACAAGCTGGCTGAGAAACCTGTAACATTTTCCATATAGGCATTGGCCGATAGACCGGTTGTCTTGTAGGCCTCGTTTGCAAAGCCTTTGACTTTATCAGCTGAGTCTTTAAATAGAGTTTCGATACCACCAAGCGATTGTTGGAGAGCTGCACCCTCATTTATGGACGCTCCAATTGCTTGGCCAATTCCAGCAGCAGCAATAACTCCTGAAACAGCACCCATCATTTTGGATCCGAGGGATTCGCCTGCAGTAACGCCAGCTGAGGCAACTTCACCACCCATTTCCTTTTGAATCATGCCACTAATGCCTTTAGCAGATGGAATGATTTGTACATAGGCTTTTCCTAATTCGGTCGCCACTATTCCTCACCTCCTGTTTTCGCAAGCAAAGCCTTGCGATAGTTTTCAAAGTCCTCACCAGATTCAAAGACGAGATAGTCCCTTTCATCTCTCTCTTCTTTGTTATTCTTTTTAAGCATATCAGCGATGGATGCAGGACGATTAACACCCCTTTGCCCATCCTTTGTCTGCAACCACAATGAAAGAGAAAGCCTGTCTACGATGCTTGCAAGTAAAGTCGTTTCCAGAGGTACAATCTGGTTAGACATTATCTGCTTTATCCGCGAATTATCCCTCAGACCATACGCAAAAACAGCCACCTGATTTAAAGGTAGCTGTTTGTAGTCGTATATCTGGTAGGTTTCCGCTAAATCGCAGACAAGGGCATCTTCGTCCAAATTAATCATCTGAGCAAGGACTAGGATTTTTTTAAGCCGTTAACGGATTCAAAAACACTCTTAATTTCATCAGCCATTTTATCATTTGGCACGATACCATCTTCTTCTCTTAGATGGTCTTTAAAAGCCTCGGCTTGTTCATCTCCAAATAGAAGTTTTACAACTTTAGGAAAGACTTGACCTTTCCCTTCGTCAACTTCACCAATCAGCTCCAACAGTTCATAGTTGTTTAAACGACGCTCAGAAATTTCGAATTTAAAACCTGACTTCGTTTCCCCTTTGAATGTTTTACTCATTTATTTTACGCTCCTTGAATATATTCGTAGTGAGTATTTTCGCTATTGTCTGGTAGAGCAGTAATAGTCAACTCATACCCAATCGGTTCGCCGTCTTTATAGCTAATTTCGCCAATTTCGCTAACCTTACCACGAGGGATGACAACGCGTTTCACATAGCCATTTTTCAGCAAAGTATCAATAACCAAGCTATGTTCTGGCAACTCTTTACCGTTTGCTTTTACGGTGATTCCAGTTTCAAGCGTTCCCGAAACGTTATCTGGGCCATAGACTTCTTTCAAGACTTCAATGTTAAGGCCTTCAATCAATTTGTATTTGAAGGTGTCTTTCTTTTCAGTTTGAGAAGACAAGACTGTTTGTCCTCCCCACGCTTTGACTTCTTCGCTTTCTGGCGAGTTCTCATTGGTCAATCCATCTTCTGAAATGTACCCTAACGTTTTAAATGCAGCATCCAAGTCTGCTTTTGCATTTAGTGGTAGGTTTGTTCCAGCTGGTGCTGTAGATACTGCCCCTCCGATTTTGGGCTTAGCAGCCGTTACATTTGATGCTGATGCAGTCGTCATATTCTTTCCTCCTGTTGATTCTGCATTTGGTGTTCTTACTTCTGGTGCTTCTAATTCTGGCGCCAAAACTACACCTCCTTTTTAAAAATAATTGATGTCATATACCGCTTGATAGCGATATTGCTTCGTTTCAGTGTCTGTAAAGTTGTAGTCACTATTGTGATGTACACCGCTAACTTCGTTGACTGTGATGAGATCCTCAACTACTTTCTTGACTTTCTCATTTAACTCAGCAGCCTTTTGTAAGGACGGCGCATAACTCTGAAAAGCGAATGTGGCGGAATGAACGTAGTCACTTCCACCACTTCCTGTCTTTTCAAGAATGACATAACTCTCAGGCATATTCGGTTTATGTTCAAAAAAAGACGGTACATCTAACTGTCCGTCTAAAAATTTCTTTATAACTAATTCGATCATCTCATAGCCTTCAGTAAAATATTATGTTTTTTATTTCTGGCCATGCTCTTGATGTCAGTCGTACTAATCTTTGCATTGGCACGCTTCTGCCCTGGCGATACGGTCAATTCAAACCCCTCACCAGCTCGACTTGCAATCCCTTGCCCTTTCTCCCTCAAAATGCCCTGCATTTCGGAAGAACGTAGCAAAGCAGACACCCCGGCTGAGTTTAATTGGAATTTCATATCACTCATAGACTTCAACCATGACCTTTCTATTCCAAGACAATGGAATCATTGACTCAATCCCCTCTTGAGGAAGCCCAATCGTCCGCCACTTGCGACCAAAAAACTTGACCTCGCGGTTTTCCCACTTGTTAGTGTCCCCTTTAGGAATACCAAGTGTATATTCCGCTTTTTTTCCAGTCAAGTTCATTTGATTGATGACGTCCTCTGATGAAGTTGGCGCTACCAATACATTTTGAACCTCAATCTCAACATCACGATAGATTGGATGACCGAAATCATCGTTACCAGTTTCTACCTTGTCCACTAAAATGACAGGGATTCCTTTTAGGTAGGTCATAAATTTCAATCGCTCCATATCGTTGTTTTTTCTTCAAACCAAGCCTTTTGAGTTCGGTGTCTTTAATAAAAAGACCGCCTCCAGGAACAAGGTAAGAGCCACTAAACGAATAACCCAAAGCACTTTCAGAAACCTGAGTCATCGGTTCATGGTCTGTTGAGGTCATTAAGGTTCGTGCCACGATATCAACCGTAACAGACTTGGCAACACTAGCGAATGACACGCTTTCTGCCACCATATCGTCAAGGTCTTTACCGACTTTTTCAGCTTCAACTCGCAAAGAATTAGATACAACTTCCAATAGAGCCTCAGCCCTTGCACGCTCATCAAATTTCAACGAGCGCCACAACAATTCCAAGTCTTCAATCTTTGCAAAATTTTCCATAGCTTAACCCTTGTTTTCCTCGTACAAGGCTACCAAATCGGATTTTTTTGAACCCTTATCGTAATCAATACCTAATTCATCCAAACTAGACTTCAATTCCGCTACAGTCATATCTCCTCCGCTTGGTGCCGTATCTTCCACAGGCACCCAATCACCCCCGAGAATACACTCAGAGGTGATTATAACGCCTGATTTTAAATCACGGTATAAAGCCATAGAATTTACGCTTTCACACGAGCAAAGGCTTCTTCATCAAGAATACCCCAGCCGATGAAGGCTTCTGCACGCAAACAGATTTCATTGTAGGCTTTAAGGTCGCGACCTGCACCATCTGGATCACCGTATTCAATGATTTCCATTGGGATATTTTCAGCATAACCCCATTTGAAGCGGTTTTGGAAATCCCCTACAATGGCGTGGTCTGTTTCAGCAGTACCACCAGTTACAGTGAGGTTCTTGTTGATATCTGATTTCATACCGTAGAATGAATCAGGGTTTTGACCAAAGCGAAACTCAGGATATTGAACAACGCCGTTAACCTTGATTTTAGCCAAATTTTGACCTGCAGTTGGTGACAAGGCGATACCTGTAACTTCACCACCTTTGGCTACAATCGTTTGAACTGCAGCATCAATATTATCATCGATATGCGCTTCATCATAGTTAACAATGTTACCAGTAATCAATCCATCGAATGAGTTTGTTGCACGGAAAGAAGCATCCGTCATTGTTTTAGGCTCTAAACCATGAAGAGCAGCAAGGTCAAAGGCTTCTGCAATCTTCTTAGCGAATCCGTCCATATATGCTGACAAGAAGTTCATTTGTTTTTCTTCTGAAGCGTATTTGAACTCATCTGTGATACGAGCCTGGTAAACGAATTTAAGTGGTTTGATTACTTTGGAAGTGATTTTAGCTTTACCAGCTTGTTTTTGTTCACCCTCACCGACAATTTGGGCATTTCCTTCAAGATTGAAGATAAATTGCTCCACTCCATTAAATGGAATAGGTGTTTGAGATGAGAGTTTAGCAAGAACAGAACGTCCTTGCACTTTACTAATCAATTCTTTTACTAATTCTGGTTTAAAAAGTGTTCCAGCTTTCATTGCATTATCTGCCATAATTTTCTATTCTCCTTTTGGTTGTAAATCTCGAAGCATCTGCTTCATTTGCATAGTTTTGTCATCACCGATAGGGGGCTCAGTATCTCTTAGCGGTGCTTGAGGTGTTGCTGGTCTCATAAAACCAGCTAGACGTTCAGCGTCAGCCCTCAATGCTTCTTCGTCAGCACCTTGAAGACGGTCAGCCAAGTCATAAGGCAAGCCATTCTGCAAAGCGATACGAGTCCGCAAGCTAGCAGTTTCATAATTGCTCACTTGCCCCTGCAATTCAGTAATTTGAGCGTCTAATTCTGCTCTGGTTTGCTTGTTATCTTCAACAGTAGACTTCAAAGCACTGTTTTCAGTTTCAAGCTCTGAAACACGTTTTTTAAGATCATCATAATCACCGAATTTTTCACGCTCACGTCTGATACGTTCCTTCACGATGTTATCTAGTTCTTCCTGTGTTTCAATCGTTTTAAATTCAGACATCTTCATGTCTCCTTTCTCCTGCTTTCCCGGCAGTTCGGTAATTTTTTAGGCATCAAAAAAAGCAGTCTCTCAACTGCTCCTCTTAATAACTGATTTTTTGCTTTTTCTTAGGCTTAGTTGTCAAACAAGCCCAATGCGCAAGCAAGGCGCTATCCATCAAAGAAATATCCATATCCGCAAAATGCGAGCGATAGCCAAACCCACCGTTTGAACCGATATTCCGCTTCTCACAGTTTGTTGTGATTTTCTTCAAAGACGGTTGACCAGCGTGGCACAAAGTCTTTTGATAAATCCCTTGTTCCCACATAGAGTTAGCCACGATGATTTCCTTAACCGTAGGCAATATCACGCTCTTCATGCGTTCCTTTTTCAACTCTTCATCAAGGATTTTCTGACCGCTTGCCCCATCGACTACGATAGTAGCCACATCAGCACGCTTGACAAAATCCAAGATCCAGTCATTTCCGTTACGAACTGACTGACAGTCAATCGTCTCAACAAAAATCCGCTCATCTACCGTACGAACAGCAATACTTAAGGCCACATTCGCGCCATCTTGACCATATTTGACTCCGACAAACAACTTACCTGACAAATCAGGCATAGAGTCCACACACAACTCATTCCATTCCGTTTCCGAAATAGCAGATTTCTGGTTGTATTCAGGCCAATAACCCAAACGTTGCACGTTATGGTCTAACTTATCGTCACCAAGCTCAGCTTCTATCTTCCGTTCATTCAAATGGTAGCCCATAGAGGGATTGGAGTTGTACCAGGCATCGACATCATCAATTTCTTTTTCCTCAGAGACCGACCACTCCGCCCAGCCAGAGTATTTTCCTTTCCCAAACAGGCAAGTCTTACGGTAGTTTGTGAATACCGTCCCATTTGAAACAGGTGTAGGAGGTGTCCCACACATGATTGTGATTGGATTGCTACTATCCGTTACCGTATATTTCAAGGCCGATTCCTGCTCAGTCGTATATTCCTGGGCTTCATCGATAACGAGAAGGTCAAAACCTTCCCCCAAACCACCATTAGATGTTCTGGTACGGAATTGTACAATCCCACCGCCGTCAAACAGTTCAAGCCGCTCTTGTCCCTTGGCTCGTATAGAGCTAAAGTGCTCACCATCCACATACCCCATTTTCTCAAGGTAACGTTTGACCTTTTCAAAAGAGGAATGAGAGGTAGATATTCGGTGGGCCGTGTGTAGGATGTTCAATCCATTGTGCAAGCCCCAAAGTTCAAAAAGGTACAAGAGTTCGGACTTACCATTACGACGAGGAATAGAGTAGCCAAATTTTTGATGCACCCACAAACCATCTTTATCAACAGCCATGATGGATGTCAACAAGTTGACTTGCCAAGCGTAGCAAGAAAGACCTGTCCGCTCGTAGATTTCTACCGCTTCTTTTGCCTTAGAATTTTTCTTGACGTACTTTAAAATTACCGATTGAGTAGGATTCTGATTGCCAAGTTTCTTTCTAGCCATCCACTGCTCCTTTCAATCGTACCGCATGATAACCCTATCGCTGGGAGATATCGGATCAACTTTGGAAAGGTGTCATTTAAAATGCGACCTTTACAAGCATGATAACCCTATCTCTGTGATAATTTAATTGATTACATTCAAAATATAGTTTTTAGCAACATCTAGCATTCCCAATGCCTGCAAACTACTATCCCAGCTATAGCCAAGATTTATCTCACCATCTTTATCCAAAGAAACCACTAATACCGAAGTATAGTTATGACTAGCCTCAAGATTTTCTTCCAAAATTTCTTTCACAGAAGCACCACGCTCCAGACTAGACTTTTTCTCTGAAAAATCAATCGTGTTTTCCATCGTTACCCCTTTCTAAGCATAAGAAAAGCACCTAGAATTTTCTAAGTGCTTAACCCCAAGCGAATGATTTCTCACTTGGTAATTCTCCTTTATCCCACATCTGCTTCACTGCTCCACGAGCCTTGTTCGCATAGTAAGGATAACCTAGTTCTTTATCATAATTCGACTCGATGACAACTGTAACTTCACCAGTGCGCTCATCAATCTCAATCATACCTGGGTCACGGTTTTCAGGAATATACCAATAACCCTTACTCTTTGAATTGAAAATTTTAATAAGTTTAAGCATTATAGGTCTCCTTTCTCCTTCATCCAAGCAATCCATGCTTTTTGGTAGTTATAGCTTTTATTAGTGAGTTCGTGGGCTTCATCGTACTTCATTCCCTTTGCCATCAAATCATGTTCCATCAACTCATGGCGTAACATCACAAGGTCGTGAGGTTGAATATTCTTGCCACCGATTTCTGAAAGTCGTCGCCAACTCTCAGCCATATCATAGCTAGGGTCGAAACGCTTCCGACCATCTTCTAAATCATACTCATTAATAAAAACATGATTATAAATCTTCTCAACATCTGATTGTGAAAGACCGCTATTGTTAGATACCTTCACGATTTCATGTTGCTTATTTCGATTTCGTACACTCTCATAAAATTCTTGAGCATGGCGGTCACGCTCTTTATTATACGGATCATTTCTGTCGTTCCAAGCACCATACACAGCACCACTACTCTTCATAACCCTATTATAGCGCTTTTGCTCACGCTCGTCAACAGACTCAATACCAATACGGCTTCTTTCCTTAACTAATTTTTGCTTTTCATTAGTCCACTTCTTAGTATGAACATTCTGTTTCTTCCCATTACCAGGATGATAATCAACAGTACACCGACATTTGTCATGCCGTCTATATATATCCTTAGGAACTTCTGGATAATTGTATGTCCCCTCTAAGCTCTTGCACCATTTGCATGGATGACCGACAACTCTTCGAACGATTTTCGGACTCAGTCCCACTTTATGATGGAACTCCGCATTTTTTCGAATGCTATCATCCACAATACTCTGACTAAAAATTACAATCGGATCAACAAGCAACCATTTTACATCATCAAAACTTTCCTCACTGGCTAAACGATTAACCAGACCATCAATTCGGTCTTGATTGAGTTCAGGAACCTGAGCAGCTAACCCTATTTTAGCCTCAGAGTTCAAATTCTTCTGAACTTGCTCAGTATAATCACTCACAAGTTCGTAATTTCGCCCCAGAACGTCCGTCAGCACACGTTGAGCGATATTGTAATACATTTTACCGTCTGGTAGCGTTTCGTTCGTTAGAGAGGCACCCAGAGCCTCAGAAAGTATCTCCCCAATTTCAATAGCATATTGATTAGCGTCCAAATAACTTGCCTTACTATGATGCAGTTTAGACAGCAAGTCTTTCAAGATCTCGCTGTCTAGCCTAGCATCTTCAAACTCAGACTTGATTTTCTTGAGCAGGCTCGGAACGATATCCTCCACCATCTGCACCCTCCTTCACTACTGGAGCAGGCTTGTCTGACCCTTTAATTCCAGTCAAGTCACGGATGGTTTCAGCATCCATATAACCAGGCACCGCTTGATTCAGTTTGATAACACCATCACCAATCAAGGTCAACATATTAGCGTCCGCCTCAAACAAAGGCTCCCACTTCACGACCGTTTTATTGAATTGTTTCCTCAGATACGGAAACTCATCACGTAAACAAGTTGCCACATAAGCCACATTCAGCAAACCAGAGCCCAGAGAGCGCTGAGCCTTCCGACCAGCTAACCGCAAGTTCTCATGACTAGCCTTGATAGCTTCAACAGATGACGGATTATCAGAAACAAAGCCAAGATCATCCAAGGTCAAGCCCATCTCACCAGCAAAGCCAGCAGCTGCAGTCCGTAACTGCTCAGTAAAAGGAGACATGCTGGACGTGGTGAATTGTCCCACGTTCGGCTTGTCCCCTTCATCGTCTTTCGTAAACGTCAGCAAGCTAGACACAGTCGCTTTCCAAGTATCAATCGCCTCAGCATCTTGACTCAATCCCAACACATACTTCTGAGGGAATGAATAGAACTCAGCAGTCACATCCGACCGCTCAAGCGTTCGTTTGGCATATCTCTGATAGTACATCCCAGCTCTAGTAATTCGTGACCGACCAAACGGCCGAACCGCATCAGGTCTATGAATGACTGGCACCAGCAAAGGAACACCCGTCGGATTTCCGATTGCAAACGGCTGACCATCTTTCGGATAGAACCAAGTCACATCACTTGTGAAATAAGCCTCAAGCAAAGCATATCCATTGTCATCCCGTTTTAAGACTGCATAGCCCTCTGTCAGCAGGCCAGTGATAGGATCTAGAACACCAGTCGCATTACTTGCTTCAATGACCTGCAATCTAGGAGCGTCATCATCGTCCCCTTGCGAAATATAAACAAAACAACACGACCCAATCAAAGCTGAAAGGATCGCGCTATCAAAGAATACATCTGGATTGTTCTGAGCAAAGATTTCATTCGCCCCAAATTCGTCATTGGCAAACTCACGAAAGACCAAACGGTCTGCTAGACTGTCAACACCTTTAGCAGCCCAACCTAATACCGCTCGATATTGTTGCCTGATTTGAGGTGGTATCGTAATACCAACATCTATGTCATTGTGTTGCATAGCATACTGTTTGTATCTAGTATCTACACCCATTTTGTAATTAGCTAACTTCTTCCTGAGATAGCCCATACCTTTCAATGTCATTTTATACAACTACCTTTCATTTCCCGCGAGAAAAAATGTACAGTGACGGTGTGAAGCCCTGAAGCACCGAGGGGGAGGGGGTCATCCCCCCACCTTGGCAGGAACACTCGTCCTTTTTTAATCACGTTTATTTTTTAACTCTTATACTTAAACCAATCTGTGCTTTGTGGCAAGTTCCTATTACCGATAACCTTTGTTCCGTTTGTCTTCTCATCGGCGTATAGCTTGTCAGACTTCTGTCTATTGCATTGCCAGTGCGCCAATTGCAAGTTAGCAATGTCAGATGGATGTCCGTTCTTATTTACTGGAACGATGTGGTCAATGACTGGACTTAATGGATGAGGATATCTCAGGTCTTTGTCTACAGGCTGGCCACATATTCCACAAGTGTTTCTTATCTTTAAGATAATCTTCTTGTTCTTCTCAAAGGCTACTCTATGTGGTCCACTACGGTCTGCGCGGAGGGGGTTGGTATTCATCTAGGGAGGGGGTCCTTTCTTTTTAAAGGAGGGGGTTGGTATTCTCAAATGTACCCCCTCGGTATCTTTCAAAACAGGGGTGTTTTTAGTGCACCCACCCCCTCTTGTATTTAACATATCTTATATTTTGTGACTTTCGAGAGAACCTGCTTTAACCCAGTCTAGGCAATGCTTCAACTACATTTCTGATTTATTGAATTTACCATTTCTCAATATGATAAATAGACATGCTTTTAATACGTAAAAGTAAGCATACTTTCATCTATTTCATCTTGATTATAGCCTATATAGTCCAATGTTATATCTGGTGCAGAGTGATTAAGTATCTGCATTAAGATAGCTATATTACCATTCTGTTTGTAGTGATGGTACCCAAATGTTTTTCTCATCGAGTGAGTACCAATGTGTTCAAGTCCAGAATGATTTGCTGCATCATTTAGAAATTGATACACAGCTACTCTTCCTATATGCTTGATTCTAAGTCCATCACCCCTCACTTTCTTCCTGCTCGGAAAGAGGTAGTCGTAACTTTCAAGATTGTTTTCTTTTATGTAGCGGTTCAAGGCTTTTCTTAACTCTGGGTTAACTGCGAACCTTCTTACTTTCCCTGTCTTTTTCTCTTTGATCTCTATTCTGTCTTGGGTAACATGTTTTACTTGAAGAGGAACAATATCGCTTACTCGTAAACCTGAGTATATTCCAAATAAAAAGAGAATATAGTTTCGTTCACTTTTTGATTTTAAATAATTTTTCATTCGTTCGATATCATCTAGATCACGAATTGGTTCTACTTTCTTCATGTACCTCTCCTTTCTACAGAAAAAGCCACTGGTCGTGGCATTTAATATGACAGTAGCTGGAATTGAACCAGCTGGTCTAGCAGTAAAACGTACGCTTGGTAAAAGTTTCAAGGAGACCCAAACAACCTGCTAACCTGTCCTTACTGTCTAAGAGGCCGAAGCCTCTGTATTTTTAGGAGTCCTCATGACTGTTCGTTGCCAATCATTGGATAATACTATTTTAGCACCTTTTTCCATTCCAATTCTCCCAAGATTTTCCCAGATTTTTCCCAAGATTTTCCCAGAAATCACTTGTAGACTAAAAGGTTGCTGGCTTGATAGGACTCTGCAAACTCTAATAGAGCTTTGTTCAATATCCGATAATACTCACTGGATGAGTAGCCTAGTTCTGAGTAGATGCTGTAGTCTTCCCTCCTTTTCTTCCTACAATATCGTTCGATTAGGATACGTGTGTATTCCATATCGGAAAGATTGTTGATTGCTTTAGCGATTAGTTCTAGGTCCTGCTGAGCTGATACTCTACGCAAGACCATGCTTTCTACCTGCTTGCTTGTCTGACCACTTGATGATTTTGGTTCAAGTGAGTAGGATATTGTTATTTTCGGAGCGTATTCTTCTCCAGCAATCCGTCTCAGACGACTGTATTTTTTGAGTACTTTGATAGCTTCCTTTCTGGTTTTCTTTTCGTCGATGATATCCAATAATTCTATTTGCACACGAACTCCTCCTCATGATATAATAGTCTTAGTGATTTTATTGTTTGAGGGTCAGCCGTGTGCTGGCTCTTTTTTTATAGCTCAATCCCAAAGAAAGTACAGATATCTTCCAATGCGCATTTAGAAATACTACTGCCTGTTTCCCACTTGGCTATTATCTCTCTGCGATACCCTAATTTAATGGCTAATTCTCTTTGAGTCAATCCCAACTCACATCTCTTTCTTTTTAGCATTTCGGCAAAAGGATTTGTCTTTTTTCTCAAAAACATACGAGGATCAAGATTCAATTTTTCACAAATAACAAACATATCCCCATCTTGCGGTTGTGCTTTTCCGCTTTCCCAATGACAAATAGCTTCTGGGGTAACTCCAAAGATTTTAGCAGCCTCAGTTTTCTTTAGGCCTTTGGCTTTTCGCCACAATCTCATTTGATTACCGAATTTATTATCCTTCATCATCCACCTCAATCTTTACGACTGCCCTACCATTCGGATTTCTTCTTTGCGTGGATGTAAAAGTATAATACCTCAACATCCTTTCAGCAATTCCTGTTTCTTTGCTAATTTCTGCAAGAGTTCCCAGTGTTATGAACACATCGCCTTGATATAATGCGTATTCACTCATGTTCCATCTCCTCAATTAACCAATCCAGATTTTTACGAGCCTTTTTCAAATCTTCAAGCCCATTCTTTTTTTGAAACCGCAACTGATATTTCAAAGCATTTCCTAGATAGAAACCCTTTAACTGCTCAGGTGTCATGAAATTTCTTAGAGCATCGATAGATTGCATACCATATCGTCCTTGGTAGTGGATTGGGTTGTTTATGTTGTCAATGTTTTCTAATTCTGTGTTGTTCATATTTTTCTCCTAAAGTTCTTTTGCTATTGCAGCAATAACACTCACAGTCACGCTATTGCCAGCTTGTTTATATAGTTGACTGTTTGAGTTGACCTCTTGCGCTTTATCAAATGCCCAGTCTGGAAAACCTTGTAACCTCCAGCATTCACGAGGCGTTAGCTTTCTAATCCTAAATCCATCTGATAAATGATTGTTTTCGTGATAGCTATTGCTAGTTATAGTAGGAGCGATGTCATGCTCTCCGCCTTGATTATAACCATGACCACGTTGGATGATTTTAGGCTCAAGACCTCCACCTTGATATGCTCTGATTGTTGGTGCGATGCCATCTGTTTCGTAAACCACTCCACATTGATTAAAATTGGGTTGCAATACCCCAAATTGTTTTATAGTATTACTTTTTATTGCTATCTTTTGCCCCTCTCCCTTATTCGTTGTGAGAGTAGGAGCTAGGCCGTCAGCTTGATAGACTTCTCCATTCATGCCGATACCAGATGGGTTGACATTACCGATTTTCACGACTGATTGGCTACTAGTTGACTGACTTTCTCCGCCGAGAGGAAAAATTCTTCTGGTACGTTCTCCTCTAAGATGTCCGATAATGAACACACGCTCCCGATTTTGGGGGACTCCAAAATCCTTGCTGTTAAGCACTTGCCATTCCACATCGTACCCCAGCTCATCCAAGGTTGAGATAATGGTCGCGAATGTAATTCCGTTTTCGTGATTGAGGAGCCCTCTGACATTCTCAAGGAATAGATATCGAGGTCTGAGAACAGATGCGAACCTACAGATTTCAAAGAACAAAGTTCCTCGTGTATCTTCAAAACCTCGTCTGTTTCCTGCAATTGAGAAAGCTTGGCACGGAAATCCGCCACAGATAATGTCCACACTTCCGATTCCTCGAATAGATTCATCTGATACTGCTGTGATGTCATGTAATTCAATTTCTCCCTTCGTATTGTGTATCGCTTTATAGCTTTCTCTAGCAAACTTGTCAATCTCGCAAAAGCCAATACATTTATGGCCGGCAGACTCCATTCCTAAACGAAAACCGCCAATCCCTGCGAATAAATCCAAGAATTTCACAACAACACCTCATCCCCTACTCTAATCTTCTCAAACTGCTCTCTAGTGACTACGAAAATCCCATAATCTCTGATAGTCACTGTATACAACTTGCCATGTCGTCCTTTCTCAACGACACGGCCAAATATCTCAGCGCCTGCGTTATCAGCTTTATAGACGATAATCGGGCGCTTTTCTTCTAGTTTTTTAATATGGATACTCTGCCAGATGTTTAACCCAGCAGACAGAAGAACCCAGATAGCTATGAATCGTTTCATTCTGTGACCTCCTTGCTATCTAATTTTCGTTTTTCAACTTCTTTCAATCGGTCAATTTTGGTACTGACATAAGCCATAGCATGTGTCAGAAGAGGAGTAGGATATAGTGGCAGCATTTTGAGTATTCGTTCGTAATACTCAAGTTCTGTTTCTCCTTCAGTCAATTGTATTTCGCTTGGTGTTTCAAATCCATCTAACCACGCTCGGGCAAAAGCGCCCATATTTTTATACTTAAAGAGCCATTCCGCAGTTTTGGGACTCGCTGTCCCTTGTTTTAATAATTCTATAGCGTCGTCCAAGCACAACTTCTGATTTTTAGCTTCATCTATGTATTTCCCAACGTGATCTGGCACCCTGATTCTAGCCATTCACTCCACCTCCTTGTCCTTAATTTCTCCAGTAAGTTTATTTTCTAAAATGTGACTTGTATAGCAAATATCGTTTTTATATGTATAGTGAGTAACAGTTTCTTCATCCCATTGACTTCGTGTGTAAGGGTATCTGTTTGGTCGTTTCATATTACCACCTCATATATAAATATTTCGTATCAATATCTTGTTCTAAAATACACTCTTTCAGTGACTTTAAAACTTCTAAGGCACCGCTGACTGTTCCCCATCTATTTTCAGGTTCATACTGCACATACTTTTCAGGGTACCGTTCTAATTCAGAGATACCGCGTTGAATGTTATCTAAAACATCAGCAATGGTGTACGTAGTGTCTTGGTCAAAATCCCAATCCATAGCAATTCTAAACATCTTTCCGAGATTGTAGGTCGGAGAACTATACTTAGGTTCAGCGATACGAATATAATCTCCGTTTTCTATTTTCGCTAAGATTTCCAAATCATAACTCATACCTCAACCTCCTCAAATTTCATAAACGTCATCCAATGCGTAGTACCTCTTTGTTGACCAAATAAGGGCTTGAATGGTATCACCTCTAGTAATTTCTTTACATTTATCTGAGAGTCAGACCATTTAAAAACTAGAGTACCTCCAACTTTTAGAACTCTCATACATTCTTCAAAACCCTTGGCTAAATCTTCCGACCAGGTAACTTTATCCAACTGGCCATATTGTGATCGCATAATTGAGTTTTGACCTGCCCATTTCAAATGTGGCGGATCAAATACTACTAGATTAAATGTTTCATCATCGAATGGCATATCACGAAAATCTCCGACAACGTCAGGGTTTACGTTTACCTTTTTCCCATGTATTTCAAATTTTTCTTGTCTGATGTCCATGAAAGTTGTATGACTCTCATTTTCATCAAACCAAAACATACGACTGCCACAACAAGCGTCTAGTATTCGTATATCTTCCATCACTTCACCTCCTCAATCTCAATCCCCTCACAAGAGAAAACCCAGCCGAAGCCAGCTTCTTCGAGTTCTTTTTTTGTAAAACTTTCTTTGTATGCTAAAGAAAAAAATATTTTCCCAGTTCCATCTTTAGCCATGTAGTGTTTTGTCGCTCTAATCTTAACATGCAACCACGACCAAGGTTCGGTTTCTTCACTGATTGGGTCAACTTCCCTTTCTTGCAACCAAGCTGAGAAATTAACCACATTATCAATGTAGATTGTGTCGTAATCGCCCCAATCCCAAACAGTTAAAAAAATTTCTGTTTCAGTTCCATTTTCATCTTCAACCGTTATTGAACCTTCTTCAACCCACGCTGTACCAAAACACAATTCACAAGTGCCAGTCTGTTCTTCTTGGAAATCTGAATGGTATTCTGTCACTTTATATTTCATCTTCCAACTCCTCCACTTTCTTTCTTAATTCTTTATTCTTTTTCTTCAACAAATCACGCTCAAGCGCTCTAATCCGTCTCTTACGTGCATCGCACGGCTTCGAATACTCGATTATCTTCTCTTCGTTTTGCTCGATTGTTCGTTTCAGTCCGTCGATTACTGTCTTCTTGTCATACTTCATCTTCTAAAAATCTTTCAATAGCTTCTCTGTAGGAGACTTCCACCAGACCGTCCAAGTCGTTCAGAGCTTCAATATAGTCTGGACGACCTTGTCCATACTGCTTTTTCAAAAATTCAACAAAGAGATGAATTTCCTGATAGGTTACTCCAACCATATTTCTTACCTCCCACTAAAACGGAAAATCATCTTCCTCAAGGGCGTGTCCTGGCATTTGTTCCTCAATGTTCGAACGGTTAGCCGTATCATCACGCTTTTCAAGTCGCTCAAAACTCTCTGCGACCACCTCAGTCAGATAGACCCTGCGCCCTTCCTGATTCTCATAGTTCCTTGTCTGGATGCGCCCCGTCACACCGACCATATTGCCCTTCTTGCACCATTCTGCAAACAGCTCCGCTTGCTTACGCCACATCATACAGTTGATGAAGTCCGCCTCTCGCTCGCCATTGGCTCCCTTGAAGTTCCGATTGACCGCCAGAGTAAAAGTAGCAACCGCCACATTCGACGTCGTATATTTTAATTCAGGGTCTTTCGTCAAGCGCCCTACTAACGTAACATTATTGATCATCTTTCTTCTCCTTTCTTGCTGCACGTTCCCCGACTAAGTAGCCGAGAAATAACCACAGAATAGCCATTCCAAATTCTTTAAAAAGTTCAATCATTTTCTTCTCCTCCTGAAAAAGTCGCTAAATAGTAACAATCCTTTGCACAATAGTCAAACCGTGTCGTCCGCTGACCAATGTGCTTCTGAAACCTTGGATGAGTGATAGCCGAGAAAGCCCATTGATGATCTTCCATCTGCTCAATGAGATCATCGACATTGTCAAACGTCCCAAGGTAAAATTTACAGTGCCCGTTGTAGACGAAGTAAAGCTCTAACATCACTCCACCTCAACCGGGTAGAAGTTCCCAAAGGAACCCCTCAATGCCTTACCAACCTGTACGGCTGCCGCCCGAGAAACAAACCGCATCGCTTTCTTCTCCTCAGAACATAAAATGTCCAAACCAGTCACACCGATAATCGCGGACCTTAGAAACGGCTTATCCTCTCTTGTCCCATGTCTTAAAATAAACATCAGCCACCTCTGTTATCCAAACGTTTCAGCATTTCCTGTTTCCATTTTTCAAGCTCTTCCTTATCTTCCTCACTCGTGGTATTCACATAGTTAGGTTGAGACCATTCAGGAACGTTGGATTTTGCTTGTCCTTGGCGATTGCTGATTTTACTTTCTCTGTATTGACGCTCACGTTCATCCACTGCTGCAATCGTCAAGACCCCGTCCTTTTTCCAATTCATCAAAATTGCTTTAATATAACTAAAATTCCGTTTACCATTATCAGCAGCAAGACCAATTGCTTTCAGGACAACTTTCGCTTCCATGCAGTCCAAGGTGATGAACTCTTTTAAGATTTCAAATTGAGTGCCATCTAACGGAGCAATACGAGATTGATATTCTTCCACGATGAGCTCGACTGGATTTTTATCTTTATCTATATCTTTATCTATATCTTTA